GAGAGAGATGATTCGAGGAAAATCAGTTGTCTTCTGTTTACCTGGTAGAGGAGTATCATATACATTCTTAAAGAACTTTGTACAATTATGTTTTGATATTGTACAGGCAGGAGCACAGATACAGATATCTCAAGATTATAGTAGTATGGTAAACTTTGCACGTTGCAAGTGTTTAGGTGCAAATGTGTTACGAGGTGCTGACCAAGTTCCTTGGGATGGAAAGTTAAAGTATGACTATCAGTTATGGATAGACTCAGATATTGTTTTTAATACAGAGAAGTTCTATCAGTTAGTATTAATGGATCAACCACTTGCATCTGGATGGTATTGTACAGAGGATGGGAATACAAGTTCAGTTGCTCACTGGATGGAGGAGGATGACTTCCGCAAGAACGGTGGAGTGATGAACCATGAGACCCTCGAAACTATGAGTAAGAGAAAGAAACCTTTTACAGTTGACTATACAGGTTTTGGATGGTTATTGATTAAGAAGGGTGTCTTTGAGCATGAAGAGATGAAGTATCCATGGTTTGCTCCAAAGATGCAAGTCTTTGAGTCTGGTGAAGTACAGGATATGTGTGGCGAAGATGTCTCGTTCTGTTTAGACGCAAAAGAAGCAGGTTTTGAGATATGGTGTGATCCAAGAGTTCGTGTGGGTCATGAAAAAACTAGGATAATCTAACGATGGAGAGTTACTCATTTAAAATCGAAAATTTACAACGTGAAGCAGATGGATATGTTCATACTGCAAACTACCTTTACACTGGAGTATCAACTACAGGTAAATCACATAGCGTGGTTGGTATTGTTACGTTCACTCGCCCTGAGTCACTCATTCCTTACAACGACTTAACAGAATCTCAAGTTATTGGATGGGTACAAACAGGCATCGGTAGCACTGAAATTTCAGCAATGCAAACTGAATTAGGTAAATTTATTGATCCAGATATCGGAGGTACACCTTGGTAATGGATAAGTCATCTGATTATCGCTATCGCATTCGTCATAATCAGGAAGTTTTAGGTGATAACTTGACTACTGAAGAATATTGTGATATGATGGAGGATATAGCACAACAATACTATGAGGGAAAATTCCCGAATCCCCTCTCGTTAACTACTGAAATTTGTGAATAATGGCTGCAAAATGGAACATGGGTAGCACTATCGAGTCAAAACCCAAGAAAACTAGACAAGGAAGAGGTCAGCATACGAAATATTCCGCTACCTCTCGTAATAAAGCTAAGAAAAGGTATAGAGGGCAGGGCAAGTGAACTGCTGGCACTGCGGAACTGAGTTGATCTGGGGAGCAGATCACGACTTAGATGATCTAAATGATGGAGAGGAGTCAGAATATGACTTTTTCTCCAATTTTTCTTGTCCAAAATGTCATTCATATGTTGAAGTATTCCATTATAAAGGTCCTATAGACGATGAGCACACTGATAACTAACTTACCATCCTACGAAGTATGGGTGAGAAAAGAATATTTGACCGATCATAAGTCTGGTCATGGCGAATTTACCAAAGGAGTCTGGGTTTCTGCGAAAAGTATACCTGGTCGTGCCTTTTATTTTGAAACATATCTACCTGAGTACGCTGCGATATACGATAAGTTACCAATATCCGCTTTTGTCTCGTCTCCTGAGACTCCAGATCCTGATATGACTCTGCATAATCTGCAGTTTTGGAACTGTATGGACTACGGAGTGGTCGCAGTACAGAAACAATTCATCGGTTCGATGCATTACGAGGTCTATACAAGGGACTTTGGAACTCAAACGGGCACTTATATCTGCACTTTAGACAATTATCATCAAGATGTAGACGCAATTGACTACTCTACGAGTGAACAACCTGCTGAACACAAGTCTCATAACCTGATTGAACTTGATAATGGACAGTTTTGTCTCTATCCTAACAACAGAATGAGGATTTACGACAATAGTATTACTCCTGAGACACCAAAAATGCCTGACTTTAAGGTTTCAACAGTGTATTATCAGGTTGAAAACGGTCATGATCGTGATGGATTGGGTAATGAAGAGAATTATTTCTGGAAAACTGCGAAAGAAAGAGCATTTGGTGACGTTGGAGTCGGAAATACTGCGATAGATGGGAATATACAAATTAATATTGAACCAGAACTAGGATAAGTGTTACACAACTCACATAAATAAAGTGAGTAAACTCTTATTAAATGTACGGACAACGAGTCTCAAGGTCATTTAAAGACATAAGTTTGTCTTTTGACCCTCATCCAGTCACAAAAGATCTTCCCGTTCTAAAAAATGTGAACGCAATTCGTCGTTCTGTTCGTAATTTAGTGCAAACAATACCTGGTGAACGATTTTTTAACTCACTTTTGGGTTCATCAGTGTATGAAAGTCTATTTGACTTATATGATTTCGGTGTTTCTACTCTTATAGAGCAAGAAATACTTGCAACTTTAGAAAACTTTGAACCGAGAGTCGCTAATGTTAACGTTCAAGTCGAACCTAGACCTGATCGTAATAATGTAAACATTACAATCTTCTTTGATATTGTAGGACAAGAGTTACCACCTCAAGAATTCTCATTCATCTTAGAAGCAACTCGATAATATGCCTTTTACAAAGTTTACAAATCTAGATTTTGATCAAATCAAAACCCAAATTAAGAGTTATTTACGAGCAAACTCTGATTTTAAGGACTTCGATTTTGATGGATCAAACTTTTCAGTCTTAATTGATACTCTCGCATATAATACTTACATAACTGCGTTCAACTCAAACATGGTTGTGAATGAATCTTTCCTAGATTCAGCAACTTTGAGAGAAAACGTGGTTTCTTTAGCAAGAAATATAGGATATGTACCACGTTCAAGGTCTGCAGCAAAGGCAATTATAAGTTTTTCAATAGAAACTACTGCTAATACACCTACATTAACCCTATCAGCAGGTCTAGTATGCATAGGAGCGTCTGAAAATAGCACGATTATGTTCTCAATACCATCTAGTATCACTACTACAGTGGTAAATGGTGTTGCTAACTTTGAAAATATTGAAGTTTTTCAAGGAACTTTCTTAAGAAAACAGTTTTTGGTCGATGGATCACTCGATCAACGCTTTTTGCTTGATAATTCATTCATAGACAGTTCAACAATCGTGGTAAAAGTCAAAGGTTTAGCAGATACAAACACTTTGGGTAGGGAATATTCACTTGCAAGCAACATTTTAAACATTGATGCAACATCAGAGACGTATTTGATACAAGAAGTGCAGGATGAGAAGTATGAATTGTTGTTCGGAGACGGATATTTTGGTAAAAAACTCGAAAATGGTGCAGTAATTACTGCAACTTACATAATTACGGATGGAAAATCGGGAAATGGGTCTGCTAACTTCTCATATGCAGGAAGAGTTGTTGATTCTAACGACAATCCTGTCGTTCCAACTAATAATATAATCATAACTACTCAAGAACCAGCAGCAAATGGTGGTGATATTGAGACTATTGACTCAATTAAGTATTTTGCACCTAGAATATATGCCTCTCAGTACCGTGCAGTGACCGCCAGAGACTATGAAGCGATAATTCAGTCTGTATACCCTAATACAGAGTCTGTAGCGGTTGTAGGAGGCGAGGAATTAGATCCACCACAGTTCGGTCAAGTGCTTATAAGCATCAAACCAAAGAATGGTGACTACGTTTCTGACTTTGATAAGCAAAATATTCAATCAAAACTAAAAAATTACTCACTATCAGGAATAAATCAAAAAATTGTTGATTTGAAGGTATTGTATGTTGAAGTTAATAGTGCAGTATACTACAATAGTTCGCAAGTATCGAATGTAAATGAGGTTAAAAGTAAAGTAGTAAATGTTCTAAACACATTTTCTGCATCTAACATTAATAAATTTGGTGGTAGATTCAAATATAGTAAATTGGGTCAAATTATTGATGGTGCCGACACATCAATTACATCAAATATCACTAGAGTGATTATTAGACGTAATATGAAGGTATTACTTAATCAATCAGCACAATATGAAATATGTTATGGTAATTCATTTAAGAAAAACTCTGAAGGATTCAACATAAAGAGCACAGGATTTACGATAGCAAATCAAACAGGCACCTTATACTTCACTGATGTACCAGATGCGACTGGTGATATGGGTATTCTTTCTGTTGTGAGACAATCTGCAGAAACTAATGAATATACCGTGATAGTTAAGTCTGCTGGATCAATTGATTATAAGAAAGGTGAAATATTAGTTAATACATTGACTATTACTTCAACTATAAAACCAAATAATATTATTGAAATACAGGCATTCCCAGATTCAAATGATGTGATCGGTCTAAAAGACTTATATTTAAGTTTTTCTGTCGCAGATAGTACAATAAATATGGTTAAGGATACAATTTCATCTGGAGAGCAGATATCTGGTGTCGGATATAAGACAACATCAAGTTATTTGAATGGAAGTCTGAA